GCTCACTTCTATCGTCCACGTTATATCAATAATGTCATTTAATGCTGGTTGTATTCTATCTGTGGATGTAAGCGTACAAGAAGCAAAAGGTGTGTCAAAAATCTCTAAATTTGAGGCTAAACTTATACCTAATTTAAATTCTGTAATAAAATTACCTGTACCTTCCATAGATGATATACTTGCTTCGAAATCACTGTTAACCCATTGTGCTTGAGCTTTCCATCGTGCTTTTGTAGACGAGGCTTCATCTTCTGTTTGGTTGTATTTAAATAGCAATGTAGTGTCTAATTCAGAGTCACCACCTTGCCCAGTATATGACCCTAAAGAAACTGGCAAATTTACAGCTATAATGCCTGATTGACCAATAACAGCATTGTTGTCATTTCCACCTGATGTGTATGATGGGAATCCAAAATTAGGGTTTAAATATATGTCAGGTGTTCCTGAAGTTTCTGTAAAATGATGTATAATTTTATATATCAAGCCGTTGCTAGTTGTATCAATAGCATTTCTTTTTACTACATTTTTAATAACACCTTGATTCGGTCTAATTAATTTTAAATCAAATATTCCTACCATATTATATCCTACGAAACGCTGGTTGAGCCTTTAACGGCTTGTATTACCCAGCTTATAGTAAGCTGGTCTCCATTACCTATTGTTGTGCTAGACCAGTTAGAGCCACTAGCTATATCTAATCCATAATTATTATTACTTCCGCTTAACTTGTTTCTTTTTATGTAAATAGCAGAAATTGTGTAACTTTGAGTAGCACGAACAATTCCAGTAAAAGTTATACTAAAACCATTCGTAATAGTGGTTACCGAGCCTAACGTTGTTTGAGCTCCTACATAATATGAACCACCAGTATCTAGTACAATGCCACCTGTTCCTGTAGACGGAACTGTTAAACTGCTTGTGTTAGAACCTTGCCCGCTTCCATCATTACTATGCAATGCACCACCTACTCTCCAAATCTTAGAAGCGTCATCGCTAACCATTGCATCTACAATAAAACCTTTGTACATCGTCTCTATAGCGTTGTCTTGTTCAAAGTTTTCTATTGTACCATCTGCTCTCAATATTTCAGCAGACCATTTACCAGTAATACCTATACTATCTAACATATTTAACTTTCATTGTGAGTTGTATAAATTTTCAAATCAGAGTCTATAGAAAGAAGGTCAACTGATTTTGCAGAAGCGAAAGTTAGCTTATTCCATACCTCTTGACCGCTTTGTATTTTCAAAAAATCTAATGCAAATATTTTTGTTCCATCGCTACCAAATCTAAATAAAATTCTATTTTTTAAAGGGTCATATATGCCTATTGTCTTGTCAAGATTAGAAGAAGATGTGTATACGTCTTTTACAGCAGTAGAGACTGGTACGCTACTCATATTAGCTCCAGTCATGTATATATTATCTGTACCTGCAAAAAATAAATATTGTCCAGCCTCTACTATGCTATTACTAGCTACGCATCCTATATTAACGTCACTTTCTCTTAAACTATAATTCATGGGATTAGCTGATGGTGCATATAGCTGGAAAACACCTTTTTCCATAAATATTATTAGATTGTCGTTTAACGAGCGTATAGCTTTTATAACTCCACCTTGTGCGTCTTTAAGTTGTATAAAGTTTGAGACTGGCAATATATCAGGAGCATTTATAGAACTGAATATTAAAAAATCCTCATGCTTTTCAGCTTCTCCTTGTGGGTCAAGCGTAACGTTTCCAGCAAAAAATCTTCCATTTACGAATGCACCATGTTCGTAATTGACTTTATTTTTAGTAGTTGCCAGTGGGTGAGTTCTGTCGTTAGTTAAGCCACTGTCAACAATGTTAATCTTATATTCATTATTACCTAAAGATTCAAAATAATATCCATTAGTTAGCTCACCTATAGTAACATTACTTCCTAGGGTTGTACTGTCTGCGTTTAATTGTATTGCTCTGCCTAAACTATTTGTTACTGTTAAAAATTGTGAACCTATTTTTTGAACCCAACCATTTTTTTCCCCTATACCAAAATTCCAATTATTAGTTGTTCTTGTATCATATACAACATTTCTACCGTAATATCCTTTTGGTGTTAAAGAAAAATTATTTGTTTCTTCACCTCCGCTACCTTGCCGTGAAGCATTTAAAGATAAAGTTGCGTCCCATCCTGTGTGACCAGCTCCAATATTTTGACCTAAGTATATTATAGTATCTGTGAAAAAATTTGAATCTGTTGAAGAACTTGTTTTAATAACCGTTTCAACCCCACCTATAGTAATGCTAACTTGAGGATTTGATTCACTATCAGCCCAAGCAAAAGCTGTAGCTACAGCACTTGTTATACCTCCACTTGGAAAATACACAAAATTTCCTATTCTCGATGTAGAATTACCTGATTCCTTATCTGTTGAATTGGATTTTGTTGCAAGATTGATAGATTTGACTAATCGATAAACAGGGACGAGCGTATCATCTGCACTAAAATGCCTATATACATTAGCCCCTGTAATTCTAGGGTTATAATCATCTGTATCAACTTTTAAAGAAAATTTAATAGCGTCGTCGTTACCAGTAACTGCTTTTTTAATAAATTGGTCTTCTAATTGTGCCTCCTGATTACCATCAAATACAGGTGTTACTTTATAATAATATGTTCCAGTAGCTAAATCACCTGACTCTGTTGCTTCAAATTCTAAACTCCATGTTGTAGGATATGATGGAGAGGCTGAGTCGTATTTTAATGCGTTATGTGTATAAGCACTAAAAAAGAAACTTCTATTAATCCATTGTAAAAATCCAACGTCATTATCGTGACCATTAGCAAATCGTAAACTATTTGCCATAGGAATAATTTTTATGTCGTTTGGAGGATTAGAGGAAAATGTATGAAGTACGGTTTTATTAGAAAAATCTTTGTTAAATCTTACTATTTGATTGCTTTGGTCTTCGAAACCAATCCAATTAGCTCCTCCAGTAAGATTGCTGTCTACCCAATAAAATAATTGAGTAAGATGTGTGCCGTTTAACGTGCCTTTAGATTCAAGACCTTTTCTTTTTGTTATCTTACCTAAAACATCTATGTCAAAGTTTTCCGTATCTGAACTTGCGTTGATAGGAATATCTTCAGCGTCGACGTTAGTAGCTAAACCTCCATCGAATATTGGTATCTCTATTATCATAGAACATCTTGTACTTGTCCAGCACCATATTGCTGACGGCTATTAAACTGACCTTTTACTAAATTTCTGTTAGACATATATCTAGACATATGCCTGTCAGATACGTCATACCTGCCTTCATCTTCAAACAACATTGCCTTTATATAGTCTATTAGCATAGGATGATAAGCCTGTAATATTGCTGGGCTATCACCAGCCTTGGCAAAGCTATATGCTAATCCAGCAGTAGTTGCACGTGCACCTAAACCTAGTGTGTCCCAATTAGTTAGCAAGTTATTAAAAGATGATTGCTCTATAAGATTCATGGCTTGTTCTTCGTCAAGCTGAACTATTTGCTCGTTTGTTTGAAACGTACCTGATATATCTGTCAATACTAAAGTTCCTGTCTTGTTGTCGTTTATGTCTTCCGAAATAGTTCCTTTAGCGTTAGAAGTCATGCCTTGAACTTCTTTACCAACCTGCCAGTAACCTGATTTTAAATTTGTATAATTTAATTTTTTATATGCAGTTGCACTGTCTTCTAAATTATTTACAGTAGCTACATATTGAAAGTAAAGAACACCTACAGTTGTTGGGGAAGGATACAAACATATATTATTGCCTTTAATTTCATAATTTTCAGGTGTGCCAGTTCGAAATGTTCCGTCAGAATTTCTTTTAGGGAACATTCTGTGCTCAGGATAAGGTTTTAGTATGCGATTGCGAAACTCAATGTACGAAGACATTTCAATAAAATCTTCAGGTAGCTCGATTTCTCTATCGCCACTGTCTATATAAATACCTCGTGTACGTTCATACGACTTAGTATGGAACGCAAAATCTTGCTGTGCCTCTTCGCCATATTTTTTGGCTTTTTGTTTTATCTCATCGCTAGGCTCAAAAGGAACACTAGCTCGGTCTACAATCTGTGACCAAAGCATTATGCTCTACCCTGCGTGCCAATTCCTTTGGGTTTTTCTACTTGATATCTATCGTTGAGTGCTTTGATTTGATTAATTGCACTTGTATAAGCGTTATTTGCTCTATCAGGCTTATTGTCCATTTTCCAAAGCTGTGATTCAGCAAAGTCTATTACAGTTTCATGTAGAGCTACATTCAATTCGCATTCAGTAGAATTGTCATCAATAGCGGTTGGATTCTTAATATACCAAACATCTACAGCCCCATCAATAGACGAATCGCCTTTAAAAGGTTCTACGTAGATAGCTTCTTGAAAAACGTATGCTATAGGATTTGAATCTGAACCAGCTAAATAAGAATTTTCCAATCTTTTTGCATCTTGAGGTTCTATCATATTTGCAAATCCTAAACTAGATTCTGTAAAACTCCCTGCACTTCCTGACCTTTTAAATACTTCAATAGCGATTACACCACCTCTTATTGGGTCAATATCAGCTTTACCTGACCCAGTCCCTACAAAAAGAACTTTTCCATTTATTAGGTTATTGTCAGTGTAACCGTTAGTTGCATGAAGTGCGGTGTGAGCATCAATAACTTGCAATTCAGTTAAGTATGCATTATCAATTAAGTTAACAACAGTACGTTGTGCTATGTTTAATGCTTTAATTTTTGTTGCACTGGTGAAGTTAGATTCGGAAGGGTCTTCAAGTCGAAGTCCTAACATATCTACTATTTCTGTTCCAGTCATTTTTTCCCCTAATTATGTAAAGTGGGGTGCGTTTAAACACCCCACACTTACGGTTTTACGATTGAGACCCTACAACAGCCCATGTACTTACGGCTGTGGCTATATACATTTTACCTGAAGCGGTATCAACATAAATTGAGCCTTTTACTGTAGTGTGATTAGGTACACCTTGTCCAGAGTAAAATCTTACTCCACCAATAGCAGTGTAAACAAAACCACCAGCGTCTTTTTCAGTTACCATTCCGACAGTTTTTTTATCGGTAGCTGATTGTGCGGTTGCCATAATTAACTCCTATTAATATGAACTTGGTAGACCTGTTATCTTACCCATGTAGCGAGGAGCAGAACAGGTTAATGCTCCTAGCCATAGAATCTTCGCAACCCTAGCGTCTTGGTTAATCGGCTTCATAAAGGGTTCAAATGTGAAGTTTCTCTTTCTGTGGTGTCTAAACTGCAAGAAGTTCTCATTTAAGAAGAACATCATACCAGCAGGACAGTGGTCATCTGCGAATATTGGAATATCACGGAAAGTAATATTTCTAAATCCAGCATCAGCAGGTGAACCAGCAGTCGCACCAAAACGCTTCTGAGCGACCAAAGTCTCTTCATAGGCATCTAATACAACTGGAGTTGTAACAATCATTGTTGGACGTTGTCCGTCAATGGTTAGCGAACTAACAGTCTCACGCAATAGCTTCTGAATGTAGTTCGTATTTGAACTGTCAGTTACGTTTGCGTAAGTATTGTTACTTGAAAGTGCTTTTACAACACCAGCATTCCACCAAGAATAATCACTTGAAGTGTTAATACCACCAAGAGTACGACCAGTAGCAATAATATGTTGTAATCCAACAAAATCGTTTCCAGTTCCATCTTGCGTGCCATATAGTGTTGTGCCAAAGCTATCTTTCATAGATTTTTCGGCATTTTTAACCTTTGCCTCAAGCAAGTCAATAACTCTTTCAGCACCATCATTTAGTGCTTCTTCCCGACCTGAAATTGAAATAGTAGCATACATTTGCTTCCATTCGTACTCTGCGTCAGTAAAAGTTTCTGTAGGAGCGGTGTCCATGACATCGTAACCTGAATAGAAACCTGAGCTTGCGTTCTTAGCGTATTCAACAGGTTGTAAAACCTTGTTACCGCTTGCACTAGCTTTTGACTTTCTTAAAAGACGGTGGGTTAAAACGTTACTTTCGAAAATATTATCTACCAACAAAGGAATATATTGATTCTTTGTTAGGGCAGATAAATTATCATAGTTTAAAGACATATGTCTTTCCCCCGTAGTTTATTTATTTAAATAGCTGATAATCTTTTAATGCAACATTCCTTGCATGGTCAAAATCAGTAGACTTTTCCACAGTTGGACTGTGGTCGCCTTTCTTATTGCTGTCCACTTCGGGTATTGCTTTTAGCTCATCAGCCTCTTTCAATTTCTGCATAGCTTTCGTAATTGCAGATTCCTCACTAGCTCTAGCTTGTGCAAGTAGATAAGCGTCTTCTAAGTCCGCTATGTTGCGGTCTACGGCAATATCTAACACCTCTGATATTGCATCGCTATCGTCCTTAAGCTCAGGGTGTGTAGTAACGAGAGTATTTATTTCATTTGCAACTTCTTCTTTGAGTTGCATCTCACGTACTTGAGCTTCTAGTTCATCTACCCTGTTATCTGTCTGTACTGCTTCAACAGGTTGTTGCTCTTGAGTTTCTTCTGCTTTGTCAGAAAACTTTACGGTTGACTCCTTAAAAAACTCATGGTCTTCGCCCAATAAGTCTTTCATGGTTTCCACAACCTCATCGTCCTTCATCACACCATTGATTCGGTCAAATTCAGCTTTTAAGGCTTTTTCTTGACTGGCAATTTCTTGAGCTTTTTGAGTATTGCTCTTTTGCCACTCAGCCTTATTATTAGAGTCTTTAATAAACTCTTGTAGCTGTTCAGTTGTGTAAGTTTCTCCATCAATTTCGATTTCATTGAAATCAATAACTTCAGGTTCACTATCATCCGCAGTAACTGTTTCTTCTGAATTTTCGGGTTGCTCAGTTTCCTGAGTCTCTACTGGTTCTTCAGCCGTTACTTCACTGTCGGGACTTGCGGTTGCAGTTGACTGTTGCTCCCCCTCATCGGGTGTAAACAGGGAGTCAGCCACTGCTACGTCTACGACTTCACCGTAAGTGCCACCTTCTATGTTCTCACTCATAGTTCTATTTCTCCTAAATTGTAAGAACTGTACTGTTTAAATCTCACTCTTTATATACCTTTAAAATAATAAAAACGTTTATACTTGGTCTATAAGGTCAGGATTGTTACGCAAAGTTTCATAAATTTCATCTTCATTACCACCAAGCTCCTCAGGTGCTGGAGGTTGCTCTGCTTGCTCTTTTTCTTCCCTTATTTTAGCCAAAAGCCTTTCTTTTGAAGGCATTTCCATATTTTCTACAATATATTCAGGGTCTGTAACTATACCCAGTTGGGCAAGTTGTAAAATTTTATTTTCTACAAACATTCTATTTTCAGGCAACATACTACCTGCTTTAGCCCTAACCATTAAATCTATATCTTTAAACATAACACCAATCATATCACGAGGCTCAGTTACTCCGTCGTTACCAATAAAGTTTACTCGTTTTACTTGATTTCCAAGGTGTTTAAACATAGCAACCCACATAGTACCTAGCGACGTAATTGCTTGGTCAAGTGTTCTAGATTTAAAGTCTATCTTTGTAGTGCTGGCTTGGCGATATATTTGGGCTTGGACTCCACTTGTTACGTTACTGGCTTCTTTGCCTTGTGTTGCTTTATTGACTCCGCTTACCGTCTCGAATACGTCGCCAAGCAATTGATAGAAATTAAATACATAGTTAGGCATGGATGGAGGTGTAATCATTTGAACATTACCAGCACCTTTCTTGCGAATAATTTGTGCAGGTTTATTTGTAATTTGATTCTCTACTCCTGTTGTTTCATCTACTACCCATGATGGATTTGCTGTTAATGCTATATTGTCTGAAACCTGAGATGCTATTCTGTCCATAGCAAGGTTTAATGATTTTAATCTTTTTGGTTCAGGCTTTCCCCAAAACGAGTGAGGTGAACCAGTATTTTTAATAGTAACAAACGGAAAAGGGTGCGGACAGTGATTTTCTTTATTAAAGAACGGGTACTTTGTTTTTCCATCATATAACAACACTCCATTGCTTACTATTACTTGTCTCATTCCATTAGGGTACTTCATTCTTTTTTCTTCTACACCATCTTGATTTGTCACATACTCTTTTGATGGGTCACGCATATAGCACTCAATCACTAGAGCTCGTGGCTCTAAATCTTCCATTGCCTTACCGTGACTTTCATAATAGTTTGTTTCTTGACCCTTGGTATCTGTTACCTGTATCTTGTCGTCACCATATGAAGTTGTTCCAATTTTTGTAGCTGAATACTTGTCAAGGTTAGACATAGGTTTTACGTGTTCACCGTTTTCAAATCTTTCTTTTATTTCATACATTGGCATAGCTGAAGCCAAGCATACCCATTCAGCGTTTTCTAGCTTGGTTGCGGAAGGGTTAACGTAAAAATTAAATGGGTCTATAATATCACAATCAGGCATATCGTCTACATTGTTCCAGTGCGTTTTCATAATACCTGTTCCATACACAAGATAGTCAAGCAATAGCTCAGGTATAATATTTTGCATATCTCGTATTTGCCATAATTCATCCATAAACGCTTGCAAGGTATCGGCTACATTCATACCCTTATCATCTCCAGTAACAGATAATATATCAATCTTTGGAGGTCTAGAAGTTAAAATAGGAATCATGGTATCTATAGCTGATGCTATTAAATCAACTGTAATTTGATTTTTAAACTGTGGCATATTCATGCCTTCCCAGTGATTACCTTGATAAAGACCTTCAGCTTCTCTCCAAAGTTTTGTTACTTCAGTTCTAGCTTTACGTGCCATACCAAACATATTTTCAGTGCGTTTAATAAGTTCTTTGTCTTGAGGGGTCGGTTTATATTTTTCTAACATTGTGTTCCTTGAGGATAGTAGGTTGGGTCATCTTCCATGTCAAGATATTGCGTAGCTATACCAGCTACAGCCATTTCATATTCTCGCATAGCGTGACCTTCTAATTCTATTTCAGATGCGTCATTTGTTGGTAAAGATATTTCGTATTGACCATTTTCGTCAAACAGAACAATAGTAATCAATTCCTTATTCCCATAATATCGTTGTCTAGTGCTAATAGTTTTTCTAGCTCCCTTTGCAGGTACGGCTTCACCGAATCTTTATTAGGGCTACCTATATACATTAAACCATAGCGTAAAGCATCTGCACAGTGGTCTTCCTGCGTTGTATCTAAATCCTCAGGTCTTTTTTCTGAGTGTACAAGCATAGGTAGTGTCCTAATTGTATTTTTACAATTTCGGAAAAATTTAATACGTGGCTCACGTTTATCCGAATCATTCCATTCTAAATATTCACGCAACAAATTCCAGCCACTAATTCTATCGTTATTAGCTTTATTCACTGGCACTCCATCGAACAACATAATGTCAGCAATAGACATATGAGTAGGAAGTGCGTTAGACCAGTTATTAGTATTTTGTGGGTTACGTATCCACATAGCTGGGTCAGCAAGCGTGTTTTGATATTTCTCATCTCCGCTTAATTGTTTTATTTTTTGGATGTGGTGTGATAATGTTTGTTGTTTTTCATAGTGCTCTCTATAAACGAAAGCGTTTCCATCATAATCCACAGCAATCCATAGGCAAGCAAAATAATTAGCAAAACCATAGTCAATAGCACGGTAACGATGCCAGTCGTTAGGGATTTTAAAGGGGTCAACAACGTGTTTTTCTTGTCTCCATCTTCCAAAGTATTGTCCAGAGAATACGTCCCAACTTCCGTTTAACCAAGCCTCTCTTAATTCTTCAGGTAATCCTTTGAGTGTATTTACGTATTGTGGGTCATTTTTCATAAGGGTAGGATTATCATATACGGTAGACGGAATAAAAATGCGAGTTCTACTGGTAACGGGGTCTACATACTCTTCTTCACGTGCAACATCGACAAAACGTTGCTTTACCCACATATGACCAGCACCACCAGGATTTGTTGTGCAAAACACTTGAGGGTCTAAACCTTTAACTGTAGAACGGCACGTAGATATTAGTCTTAAATAGTTTTCTTCTTCAGGTATAATTGTAAGCTCTTCAATAAGTATTTTGTGGTATTCGTGACCAAGATACTTGTAAGTAGCGTCACTATCGGCTAAGTGACCTGTACGTATTTTTGCACCACTAGGAAATGTAAATTCAGCAGGATTACCAGCTACTTTAACATTTAAACTTCTGTAAAACATTTTAGCACGGTCAATCCAGTCACGCAAATCATCATAATTTCTACGAATAACAAGACCTCTGTACTTCTCATTCATAAGGTACGTGGGTTCTATCATCCATGCTAAACCAGCTTCGGTCTTACCTCCACCTCTTGCACCTCCATAGCAACATTCAAAGGCAGTTTGTTGCAATGCTTTTGTTTGTTGACCTTCGTGAGGTTGCCATATTATTTTTTCAGGCATTAACTACAACGACATTTCCATCTACGCAATGCTTTATTTACCCTTGAGTTAGGGTCTTTAGCAGTTGCTCTACCAGTGCGTTTCTTTTTCATACCACACATACGAGCACAAAAACGGTTTCTTCTAGATTTACGTTCTCCAGTAGGATTGTCTTCAGTAACAGGGGGCTTTAGATTACCTCCTGTTTGTGCTTTGTACGAAGCTCTACCTTCTGCATTCAATCCACCTGACTCGCTTTTACCTGCTTTTCTTGTCCATGCTGGTGATGCCATTATACCATCTTAGCTTTCTTCTTCTTTTTGACTGCAAAACCACCCTTTTTCTTTCTCATTTTTTCATAGGTTTTAGGGTCTACAGTTGAATTAGCTTTTGAACGACTTGTTCCTGCTCTTCTTCTTTTGTTTATGTTTTCATATAAACTCATTTACGCCTCCGCAGATATATCTTTTATTACCTCCTCCGCAACCTTATCAACTTGAGTTGGGCGACGGGGGGCTGTTTTAGTTTTCTTTTCAGGAAGAACAATAACACCTTGTGATATTTCTCCTTTAACATCCATTTCTACAGACTTTAGATGTGGAGCGATGCGGTCAATAAGAACGTTTATAGCTTTCCATTGATTATCATTTCCATCCATCATAGCTGTATCAAATACTTTTTGAAGTAAAGACGGGGTCTGTGGGTGATTACGAATCCATTCTCCCCATGACTTCGCTAGATTTTCTTTTTTAGACTTACCTTTTTTCATTTGCAATATTCCCTGTGACAATAAATCATAACACACTGAGTAGAGTGGAAGTACCTCTCGACGGAGACGGGGCTTACCCCCTCCTTTTTAATAGGGCAGGAGCGAGAATCTTGTACAAATCTTGTACATTTAACTCACTTCTCCTCTATACACTGAGGGTTACTAACCCTTCTCACCTACATATACACTCTTAGACTGTTTAAACGTTTTTCAAAAACGAAAAAACGTGCCTGAATCGGGTACATAATAATCATATAATGACCTCAAAACTAATACAATTGTTAAACTTTTTTACCGACGACAAACAGCATTTATTTAACATTATTTTCATTATTTACTTGACACATATGTGATTAACGTGATAGGTTGTACCAATTGCTTTTTGAAAATTTGAATTGATTCGCTGGTGGCTCCGCCGTATGCGTAGCAGATATACCTCACCACTGTCCGAGAGCGTGAGGGCGAATCTAGACGGACTAAGTCTCTCGAATGCATCCGTTGACCTATGTTAATTCTCCTTGGGCTGGAACATTTAGATGTTACTCAGTTCGCTACTGACCAGTCCACAACAGCAATAACGCTGTGCACAATCTTACACAGGAGAATAAAATGATTGTAGAAAAAGAATATAAAAGTGAAGGTCGCACTAAGTCGCTAGACATACATCTTAGCAACGGTGACGATGTTAGAATTTATGATGACGGCGATGGTTACTGCACGATTCTTGTAGACAGACATGAAGATTTCAGTAAAAAAACAACTAATTCTGAAGTTCGTTCCTCTCATAGAATAGTTAAACTTCCTACAACCTCAGAAGTATTTGGTCGCTATGAAGCAGGTCGTATCTGTAAAGTTAAAGAAATTAACATTAACAGTAATGTTGTACTTAGTGACTCAACTAATATTCAAGTTAGACATTTTGACTGGGAATAGCCTGACTGGTAGTCATGTGGGCGGTTCAATTCCGCCCTCAGGCTCTACGACAATTAAGTCGTAACACAAAAATACAGGATTAACATGAAAAAAATAAACACTAGAGAAGCGTGGTTGCGTGAGGCAACAATTGAGATAAATCGTACACTGTTTAAACGCAGTATGCTGGATACTATGCCTGTCATAAAAGGCAGTAATGGTGAGCCAATGTGCGGTGTTGATATCAAGCCTGTACCCGTCAAGGACTTGCAGTTTAATATGGCATTTAGTCCTAACCAACGTGTAAACGCAAAAGCAAACAAAGACAGTGGTAAGCTCGACGTTAAAGTTAAGCATATCGGTCTCTGTTACTACGACTATCAGGTAGGCAAAGAAAAGTTTGGCACTGAGATTTTTATCACACCAAATTTGACTGACCCTATTCAGATACTTGGTGTCCTGATTCACGAACTTATTCATGCAATGACTAAGGGAGCAGGGCATAAGGGTGCGTTTCGCTGGATTGCTGAGGCTGTAGGTCTTCAAAAACCTATGGTAGCTACCTCTGTCGCAAGTGATACAGCACTGTATGACTACTGTCAGAAGCTCGTTAAAAAGCTCGGCAAACCACCTCACAAGAAGTGGGTTCCAGCAAGTGGTAAGAAGCAGTCCACTCGTATGAAAAAAGTATCGTGCACCTCACATGATGGTGACGAGTATATCATTTATATGAGCAGGACTCAGATGGAGAGAGGCACTCCAATGTGCCCACTCTGTCCTGAGACAATGCCACTTTTACCAGTAGATGCTTAACAGCGTTTAAACAAGCCTGAATGGTTGCAAGAGTAGTTCGATTCTACTCTCAGGCTCAACGGCAACTTTGCCGTCAACACAAACACAGGAGAACCTTATGACTGTTATTAATAGTGAACAGTTTAACCAATTTCTTAACGTCCAGCAGAGTGGAATGTTTAATATGTATGACCCTCAGGCTAGAATGATGACCGACCTTACTAGAAGTGAGTGGGTTTCAATCATGGAAAACTATGACGAGCTGTACGATAAGTATGTGACGGACACAGACAATGAATAAAGATAACATTAAAAAGTTCATTGTTCTGCTCTTAATATGGCTACCAGTAGCTATAGGTGTTCACCTCTACTGGTGACCGCCAAACTCAGAATGGTTCTTGGGGTGGTTCGATTCCACCCCTGAGTTCTACTGCAATGAAGCAGTAACACACACAGGAGATTAAAATGAAATTAACCGTAATACAGTTTGGAGATTACGACATTGAGTTTAAGAAGGTGTCCTACAATGGTAAAGAGTCACACTACTGTGTCTACGTTTTACTACCTGATTCGCAAAAATTGGACAGCAGGTTTTTAGGTGACTTTTATGTTGACGTAAGCTACAGAGGTACTGATGGTATTGAAGATGACCCTGATAATGTTGGCATTGACACGAATCACAGTTGGAACCGAGGCATGACAATGGACGAAAGACTATTGGACGGCTTAAAGCAAATAAGTGTTGTAATTAAACAGTATGAATATGCAATGAAAGGAAAGTTTGAATATGACATTAAAAAAGAAAAAGACTAAATTCCCTGATTTTAGCAAAGACCCTGAATGGATTAAGTTAAAAGAAAAAATGGGAATTAAAGTTAATAAAAAGAAGAAGTAACCTCCCCTCCCCTACCCCAGCCAGTTATGGTATTAGTTCAGGTTCGAGTCCTGATACTGGCTCTAGAGCAATTAAGCTCTAACATAAACACAGGAGAAACATAATATGTTTGAAATCAAATCAGAATCTACTTATCGTGTCGACTTTGAAGGCTTTAAATATCCAAAGGCATTCCAAACAGATAAGAACGGTAACTATATGTATGAGAAGGATAAAGAAGGTAATAATGACTACAATAAACCTATTTGGATTGAAGGATGTGAAGGGCTTGACTTCAAATACTTGTACGACCACAACAGTATCGTTAAGAACGAAGTAGAGGAAGCTCTGAATGACCGTATTACCATTTACTACCCACGTAACAATTCTGACTTAAGTGTTCAGTTTTGCAATAGTTGGGTTAAGGATACAGTGAATCTGTTACTGTACGAAAAAGACCCTAAGTACGGCATAACCTTTAAGGCAATGCAGACACTTCTACATGAAGAGGGCTACTACCCACCTAATGAGCAGATTGAAGAATGGGTTGAACAAATCACGATGACCCTTGATGGACTAGAGGACTTGTTTGACTGCCAATGGGAAGACGGTTGTGACGAACTAGTGATGGGTTGGTAATGATAGGGTAGCTTGGAGCATGGGGAGGTTCGACTCCTCCCCTACCCTCTTGGACAATTAAGTCCATTAATAGACACAGGAGTAATTAATATGGCTGAAAAAATAAAAGTCGACTTGACACCTACTTGGTCAGCAGTGGCTGAGGTATGTATCAGGGTTTACGAGAATCCCAATTCTCCAGCAGACAGTAGAGAATTTGCTAGAGGTGAAATTAAAAGAATGGGCAATATGATTGACCGTATGGTTGAACACTTGAAAGATGAAAGTGAGGTGGAGTGATGAGATATATAATAAAAGAAGATGATGGTTTTAATTGGGCTAAGTGGGAAGTCGAGGCAAACAGCAAGAAATATGTGCTAGATTGGTTGGAAAGTATGGAATTTGACGGATTAACAGAAGACAATGCTTATTTGCTAGAACATTCACTCGTTATGCCATATGGTGGGAAGATAGAAATAGAAAGCGAGGTGGAGTAATGACTATCGATGAATTAAAAGAGTCTTTCATACGAAGGAAGCTGATGCAGTCTAAGTTTGAAGAAGTTTTGCTCATGGCTAGTGAGCAGATGTGGGACAAAATGGATAAGATGACAGACGTTGATATATGCAACCTCTGTGACATCAATTCATTTTACGATTTAAAAGAACAGTATAATAAGGAGAAGAAGTAATGCCCCCATACATAAAGCCAAGACCGAAGACTATTCGGGCGGTGGTAACTAAACCACTGGAAGACACGTTAAAAATCAGAGCTACCCAAATTGGGACTAGCAAGGAGAAACTGATTGGACATATCCTGAACGAATGGTGTCAAAATGCACAGCTTGATTCAGAGGTGTTTAAACAAGCTCAAAGTCAATTAACATAGGTTCAAAACAAAAGCCCCCTTAGGATTTCCTTTGGGGGCTTTTTTTATATCTACTAAATCCGTGCCAGTCTAAATCGCCAAACCTAGTAATTACCACAGACCATAAATCACTTTTTTAGATTCATATGTAGATAAACTTCCCTCATCCTCTTCAATGCTTCTTCCAGTTCTTGTGGCGAACAATAGATGTAACCGTCCTTCCGCATTTCACGATTCCTGACAACACTCTCCACACAAGCCATTGCATCTTTGACCCCAATCTTAGATTGAGCAATTGCAATACGTTCAATACAGTCCCACCAAGATTTTTTATCACTATAATCAGTCCTGAAATCAAGGATATCCTGACTTTTCGTTCGTTTAAACGCATCTGATTTGTAGTATTGTGTTCTTCTTCGTCGTAAACCCTCACTTTTTCCACTCATCATTTAACACCGTATTAAATATTGCTCCATAATTTGTTATGTCCTGTGCAGTGTCCTCAAGGCTCTCGTTGTTTGGGTCTTGGTCTTTCTCTAATATGTTTAGTGCACGTTGAACCTTGTCGTTAATGCGAATCATTATTCCCAGCAACGCTAACTTTTTATTCCCGTTCATTGCTATGTTCCCCATCCCATAGTCCATCTGCTTTTTAGCCATTAAGCTAAAGCAAGTGTTCATATGGTCTTTTATGCTATTCATCAGTGTGGGGTATTCTTTCATCATAAACTCTGTCACGTCTTTTTCTTTAACATTCTTTGTCATGGTCTTGTTTCTCCTTTCCATATTTTGGGAAGTCAGGGTAGATATCTCCGTAGATTCTGTCGTATACATTACCACATTTACTGCACCAAACGAGGTGCTTGTCACCCAGTCTTTTGTCGTAATTGACATTTGCCCTACCATACGGCTTAACCTCTTGTACGACGCTTTTCTCCATTTGGTCTATGACCCATTGGATACTGCGTCCCTTTGTCCATCTTCTCTTACCATCCATAGTTGTATCTCTATCGCTTTCAATCTCTCCACTAATCTACTTGTTGACTTACCCTTCATGGTATTTTCTAGTATTAATCTTCTGTATGTTGTTCTTATGTACTGCAAATTGCTTTCAAGCGTCCGCAGTTCCTTCGTCTTTGGCTTCGCCATCGGTGCTCCTTAATAATAAATTTTGTTGTATGCTTTTTGCTATTACGTAATGATGTTCTTTAACAATACTTGGATACTTGTATCCGTATTTTTCAAAAACTTCTAATGCCATAAGCAATACCTCCACTCCCCCACTCGGTAGCGTGTACTTATCTCTACTCATCATTCATTTCCTTTATTAGCTTTTTAATTCTCTCCCTTTCAATCAATTCAAATTCTTTTCTTTTTACTTTTTTCCTGTACTGGTCTTTTACCCATATTATTTCTTCAACACAAAAATGTTGATTAAGTAACCAAATAGCTCTCCAAGGATGCTGGTCAACCCACTGGTGACAACCAATACATAAAGCCAAACAGTTGTACTCATTCCAGCGTGTTGGAATATGTGCCCTACCGTACCCTAAATGACAACAATGTAATTTTCTTTTTTGTTTACCGTCCTTCGGGTCAAACTTCTTTCCGCACTTAGGGTTTTGGCATTGCCACTTTGACCTTTCCCTA